CTATTTATATCAACATTAGTTTTATCAGCAACCATCTCCATCGTATCAAATACTCTATTGTTTAAACCGTTAGCCATTTTCTATTTCTTTTGGTCTTTCTGCACTTGATAGCTGATCATCGCTAAATCCTTGAAACTGTATACCTGTTAACTGAGTAACTTTAGCAGTAGACTTATCTTCCAGATCTAATATATCAGATAATTTAAATAACGCCTTTAATCGAGTATCATCCTTCTCAGATCCATCTGCAACAGCCTTTATCCCTTCCAGGACGGTCTCCTGCGTAATTCCTAATTTTTCTAAAACAGGTTCTAATTCTTTTTTCATAGCTTTCCTTATTCTACTACATTTAATTAATTCTGCACTTCTAAAGTTGGCATAGTGAGGATCATTTGTTGGAAATGCTTTTATATAAGCTTCTACTGGTTTCATTCCAGAAGCAACGTACTCGACAAATAACATTTCGTATTTATTAAGCTTTTCCCTAGTGTTCGTCTTTGAATTTAAGCCGCTTATTGTATATATGTTCTCTCTCCTAGATGTATCCATAGGAGCACTTACTGGATAAGTACCTGTACATGTTCTATAGTAAGGCACTTTTCTGTTCTTACCTTTACTTTTGGAAAGACTACCCTTTTTCAGGATTTGTATATAACAACCATCATCAGCCATTACCCAATCACCTTCTTCTGACTCTCTCCAATCAGAAGCTAGTTTAATGTCATCAGGCAGCTCATCTACGTCATCATAGACAGTGTGAGCTATGCGATTTACATGATAGTGTCTCATAGTAAGCGTAAGCGGCTTGGGAAGTACAAACAAAACGTACTTTTTCCCTGAGAAGAATTCTCTATTTTTTTGGATTTCATGCCTTACCTTTCTTCAAAGCCAGTACCATTTGTAGTATGACTACAGTCTGCCCATACTCTAAATTATAATAAGGATAGTTTCGACAATATCGGAGAAAATTCGAGGATAGTATATGCTTGTTGATTCAAGTTAACCCCCTATAATCCGACTTCTGATCCAAAAGGCAGAACTGCTGCCAGGGTACCTTTGGGATGATTCTTTTACTTTAATAGTCATAAGATTGTCATTTAAAATATATTACTTACATTTTATTTAGTCAAGATAATAAAGGGTGAGGAGGGGGATAGCTATTTCACTGTTAAGGAGGCAAGGCGAAGGATGCTATTTGAGTAGCCAACTATCCCCCCACTAAGGATAATAATTAATGTATACTAAATTACAACCGAACTTTCAAAAATTGTAGCATTTTAGTGTGCGGTCTTATTTATATTGGTACCCCCATATCGGGGGATTTTCACTATCGTTTTTAGGTTATTTTTGATTTGTTATTTTTAGTTCTTTTTAGGTCATTATTAACTTAATTGATTAGGAGGTTTAAATGGCTGAAGTAAGATTACGCGGTAGAAACGGTTATCAAAGAACCGTACGCATGGATTCTGATGAAGTACAGTTCGATCCTAAAGATCCTATTGATGCAGCATGCATGGGTAAGATCATAAAGGATATCAATGATGGTAACTTTGAAAACATTAATAACATAGCTGTTGTTGGTGGTACGTTCAAAGCTAAGAATCATAATCAAGGTCCTGTACAAATTGGAACTGAAACAGTTACAGTGCTTGGTGATCCAACAGATCAGAGTGAGCATGAATTAACTGATCCAGGTATGGTGGCTCAGTATCTTGAGCAGAATTTCCGTATAGTCAAAACTTATACTCGAAAGATTATGGGTTAAGACTTTCTATGGGTGGTGTCCACAACCAATAGGGGAGAGTGAAGAGCTTTCCCCTATTTTATATATTATTAGTAGTAATTGGACTCTATTTAGTGTAAAAGACAGCGTTAAAGACTAAAATGTATGATGATTCGGACTGCACCAGAGCAAGATGAGTTAAGCTGTCAACACGTACGTAATTACTATATATATTGTAGTAACTTATACTAAACAGTAATCATTCCTAGTTATTCCACAAACCAAACCAAAAGGAGGATAAAATGCTAAGGAAATTGTTTAAAAGGTTATCATATTCATATCGTCATCGAGATTATTACAAGTGGATTGGTCCAGAAGATGGATACTATCCAGATGGTACAAGAAAAGGCGTTCATCATTTTGTTTATACTGAACCTTGGTATAATGAATTTATGAATTGGATAATGGTTGATATATTAGATATGAGTTATTCATACAATTACAGAGGATATGGTAGATTTGGATGGACTAAAGTATGGAGATTGAGTACATTGTTTAAAAAGGATGAATCAAATGACTTGGATTGATATGTTAAACTACCAACCATTTGGTGGGATGAGAGTAATGCACTACATTATGTTATTTATTCTTATTCATGTGATATGGTTGGAAGTAAAAGTTTATTTGAATAATCGTGAATAAGCTTTATAAGGATGATTACCTACCAATTCGTGGGGCGTAAGCTAGGCGATAATCATAGCTGCTCGAGACTAAGGTGATATCATAGAGGCTATGATGTAGGAACTAACCTTTAGACATATCGTACTACTTGTCTAGAAATGTACAATGGACCCAAAAAGATGGAGTTTTGTACCCTTATAATTAAGACTTGAGTTTGGTGTTTCTTAAGAGGCGTAGGATAACGTGTCCAGACCTATATCAAAAAGCACCAGAGTTTTAGAGTGAGTGATAGAGCTAAACTGATGTTTGGGAAGTTTATTTCGTATAAACTTAATGTACCTTGACACAACAGCCTGAGATATTCTAAGACCTCTGAACTGACGTTTCGAAATAACGTTGCAGTCATGTCAGTACGAAGTAACTCACTCTATTAATATCCCAGTTGACTGTAGGGATGAAATGGTTAATCAGTCATAAGTGTAAGCTTATTAATTATAAAATGAAGGATCCATCTGTAATAGATGCTCTTCGTAAAACGGATATAAGTCAATTCACTTTGATTAATTAGAACTAGGTTCTAAGGGTGTTTTGGCTTATATCTAAACATAATAATGGAGGATAAGCAATGAGAAGAATTATTAAGCGTTTTTTAATTTTGTTTGACATTCGATCTTGTATTATATGTGGTAAATATAGATATAAAGCACCTTATACGTTAAGTGGTGGTGGTGTTTTATGTAAACAATGCTTGAGAGGTGACAAATGAAGAAAAAATTAAAAGGACATCCAACTGCAATGGTTGAAAGCCTGATTGATTTTATGTTAAGGATTAATTCAGGCTTAAGACCAATAAAAAGAAAAGAGGAGACAGGTGGGAAAAAAGAAAAGAAAAGAAAATAAAAACCATTGGACACTAGAAACATTAAACATTAAAGAAGTTTGTGATAAATATAAAGATAAGGTGGTTAAGGTAGATGTAGTAGGTAAATATCCTGTTATTGTGATGGATAATTGTAGAATTAAATATATGGGATTGATGAATGATTATTATAATGAAGATACTGTATAATGTTATTGTGTAGTGGTTGTGGTAAAGTAATAGCTAATAGTGGCTATGAAAAGATTCACTATGGTATTTGTGCCTCGTGTCCAACACCAAGTGAACAATCTAACTCTGAAGATCCTGATATTAATTGTTGCAGAGAGTGCACATATTGGGATAACAGAGAGAATATAGATAGTAATCCCTCTAAATGAGGTCTGTGTAAGTCGGTGGGAGTCTTCAGCTCCAAAAATACATACTATCTATAAATCTAGCATAGATCGTGCTAGTGTATACCAGGGGAAGATAAGTAGGGAGTGGTACCCAAAACTCTGATATAATCGACATACCTTTCAGTTTTTTATCCTCCCCTTAGGGAAAATAGTAGAGGGGCGAGTACTAGGAATCTCTGGAATAGCCAGTAGCACCTTCCAGAATATTTTCCCTAAAATTTTAGTTCGACAGAAAGCAAAAGTTATACCATTATCTCAGTGCTAGCTCTGTAACTCGGTACAGGTCAATCTAGTGATGTGGTATAATGAGAATGGGTGGTAGCCAGATACGCCAAAAGCCGTTAAGCGGACATGCTCCTCTCTGAGGGAAACTGGTCTCATTCTCACACATTTCATCAGCATCTGCTTTTTCCAAGCCTATTGTTGTCACATAAGGTATCCACCGAAAGTAGGTGCTGATAAACTATAAAAAGAAAAGAGTAAACATGCCAGATAAATTTGATATGGATTTAGAATCAAGAGATATAGATCCAAAAATTAAACCAGATGAAAAGATATGTAGTATTTGCAGCGAAGTAATTACTCCAGATCTATCTGGTTGGGAAGGTCATAATGCCGAACCAATTAACAGTGGTAAATGTTGCAACCATTGTAATGCAAGGATAGTAGAGCCAATAAGATTTCAGTTTGTTGGTTTTCCAATAGCAAATAGCAACAAAAACTAAAGGAGGAAGTAATGAAAAAATATCAACAAGGAGATGTTTTGTTCAATGAAGTGTCTAAAGATCAATGGAGTATTGAAGAAAAGAATAAAGACATTTTAAATGAAGAAACTAAGTTATTTGAAAAACGTGTCATATCTATAATGAGACCCACTAAAAAGAATGAAAGAAGCTGGGTAATTGAAGAAGAAACAGGTCGTTTAGAAAAAGAAGATGATCATTTAACAGTTGCTTTTGGTGAAGTGACAGGACATTCTCATACATTTAGAAATCAACCGTCTGATATAAATATAATATCATATGGTATAATAAATACTTCTGTAGGAGAAACACCTAAATATGTAAATATAGAGGGTGGAACTGCTACTATTACTCACGAAGAGCATAAACCATTAGATATAGCACCTGGACATTATAGAGTAAGTATTGTTCGAGAATGGGATCATATCGGTGAATTTTCTAGAAGCGTGGTAGATTAAGATGAGTATATATATTGAAGCTAATAAAGAATATGTAAAAAGAAAT